AGCCGGACGTGACCCGACTTTACGCTCTACCCAAACCGTAGTCCTTCCTGAGAACCTCATCAAGAACAACGCTAACTATGTTCTTTCCATACCTGAGATTCTCGACCTCATGATACAAATCACGAACGTCTAACATCGTGATTGCGTCTCCGTTCAACTCACTACTGACGAGGTATCGTCGAAACAACTCCTCATCTGTAACCCGGATTAGCACCTGTGTGTCAACCTTGTATTGTGTGAACTCGGATGCGACTGCATCTAAGCGCTTCTTATGCTTAACAGATATCCCGCTAATGTTGAACTTACGCCGCAAACAATCCAAAAATGGATTTGAAACGCCGAAGTTTATTCCATCACCGAACATACCGTTAATTATAGCATACTCATGAGCAAACGCACGGTCCTCGATTGACATACTCTCTGGCCCAGGGAAATCACCCACAGTGCTCATCCCAAAGCGTCGAAAGTACGGCCCTAAATGTATCATAGGCTCGTACACGCCATCAACAGTCAATACTGGCGAATGTTTAAGGAATTCATGCTGACTTACATGCTCCGATACATCCTCCCCTGTTGTGACAACGTAGCCACAGTTCTCCACAGCCCTCATCAAATCAATGTTGTTTTTTGGCTGGTTTACGCAAATGCAAACGAATATCAGATAGTTAGCCAATGTGTTGATCGCAGTCGTTAATGTACTTCCTGAAAGCAGGGTATAATCGAGCAGCTCAATTACGATCTTCTTTGCTCGATCAACTCCAAACATACACACATCACCAATGCACTGATCAATGAGAATTTGTATTAACCCATGACTTTCAAACATGTCACGGAACAACTCAAACAATGACCTCGTGTGTGACATATCACATTTTGATATGTCAATGCAATATACCCTATGTATGTATTTGCCATCCTCATCTTGGAAGCAAACATTAACTAATGAATCATCACTAAACACATAACTATCTACCCTATATTTTTCACATCTCGGCACCATAGCAGCAAACACAGACATCAATGATTCTCTACTGACTGATTTAATAAAAGTACACCTACTAGTCCCAAACTGGAAAGGTGTGTCTGCCATAAAGGTTTTCACACTTTCCATGATTTCAGCTCCACGCAAAGATTGTGACACACCCAAATCGCCTATACCGCGCGGTGGTTTCCCAAACTTTGCTGTCTCGTGTAATTTAATCTTAATTCTTGTCATGAAAATCTGCCAACTGTCTTCCAGCCACTTGCCAGTCCCCAACAAATCTTTAGCAGCCTGCATACGGAGTTTCTTCTTAATATGCGGTAACAAAGAAATCACCAAATTCTCCCAATTGGCGTCCATATGCAGGCCCTCCCTGAATGAGTACTCGACGGCGTATGCCATGAATCGACCAATGTGTGTAGAGATGAATGTCTTCTGGTTGTCACGTAACCAGTCGTCATACCCGTCCTCTCTCACCACATCGAGTCCATCCTTAATACGCAATGCTAATGTGCGACCGAAGAAGCAGGCCGCTAAATTAACATCCGTATTTCCATACACTACGCCGTTGTGTGCCACTGGGAAAGCGACACTCTTATAGCCTTTCTTCGGATCGTCTGACTTAAAATCTATAGACTGTGTGGACATATCTATATATTCTTTGCCTTTCTTGATCTTAACGAAATTGGTGCGAATCGGGTTCTTTGCACCTTCGTAATCTACGTGATAGTAACGTAAACCACGGCTCGGGGCTATTCCCGCCGAGCCGAAAGGAAGTTTAAAGTTAACACGGAAGTAGCCGCTGTCTCACTATATACCTCTGATAACTTTACTGTTTGGCGTAAAATAACAACTCTATTGACAATATGCATTACTGTGTTATTCATAACTTCTTGATTGGATACCTCATACAGATCCGCGAAGTTACGCTGAATGCTCTTCAAAATAGATTGAATTATACCAGCCGTAGTGTGACCATCTCCCGTCACAACATTCTTTAATCGCATGTCAGTGACAGTCCTTTCAACGACACCAATATACACCATCCCATAAAAACTACGTCCATATCCGACTTTCTGCGTCATATTGACCTCAGAGACACTAGTGATTTTGCCTCTTTTAGCCAATGACGTGGTAAACCGACCAAAGGGATTTCTATATTCAAAAAGAGAGTTAAATCGTCGCTCGTTCGTAATTGCTACTCTATGTTCGTTGCCTAATGTTTGCACATCATCAACCAACCGCGTGCCTGCAATCATGTCGCGACAAAACTCCCATCCACTTCTATCAGTTGACAAAGTCACAAATATATTGACACATTTGCATAACCCCAAATCTCCCAGTTCTGGGTGTAATGGCAATGTAAAATCTTTATGAGTCACCATCTCCAACAAATCTAAATCGTTAGAAATACACCTTGATCCTGGATTGCTAAACAACACACTGCTATAGGCTAACCGTCTCGTGTTGCCAGTCATGTCTTCCAATGGCTTCGTGGATCGGAATACATCTCTGCTGATTTCGCCTCTAACAATTGGAAAGACTTTCAATGTCCCATCAGGGTTATGATTATCAAAACGATTGGCGTCGAATTTCTGGTTGCCTTCAGCATATGTGTTCCAAGAACCTATTGGTGGACATACATTAAGTGGTGCTTGCGATGGTAAACGTAGACCAATGAGTCTCGGGTGCAATGGTCCCAACAACGCGGGGCATTTTGGTGCCAATCCCCTCCCAGGATTAATATATTTTGGTGCAACCATCTGTGGTGGTGCAAAACCAACCAAGCCTACACTACGTAAAGGGTTGATTGCACTACCACCAGCACTACTACTGGGCGGAGGGAAACTAGGTTTGCAATTGCCACCTGCAGCCGCGCACATCGGGTTACTTACCATGTCGGTGGCTAGTGGTGCCTCAACATGTACCTCATCAATGGTGAATGTGGCTTCTACGCCATTATTGCCTGCAACACTACTTCCAGTGTTCTTCTTCGCAGGTCTTGGTATCTTGCTGGGTGTTTCAGGTTTACTATCAATTGGAACCGCAGGTTTCTTAGCAGTCCCAACATTGACGGGTTTATCCGCCACACTCGTAGATGCTTCAATCTCGGCCAAGGCCGGTGAACTTATTTCCGCATCATTGAGTGATTTCTCCCTGTTAACATGATCAACATGATGATGTACAGCAATACACTCTTCTGTACTATCAAGGCATATAGCGAAACAAATGTTCTCGCTTTCTTTCTTGGCAAGGCGGCGAACGGCGCCGTCGGCGGGCTTGTCGGTGCCATTCCCAGATTTGCGAACTGGGTGGTAATGGTTCACGTTAACAAAATCACATGAGCCATCACATAATGTGTATTTTGTTCTAACCTTGTCTTTCATTTCTTTGCCTGATTTTGGATTCTCAATCGACGCTGCTTTCAGTGCCGACGTGGTTGCTGGGCCCTTAGCACTCATGGGTGGTTTGTTGGAATCCTTAGCAACACCACCTTTAAC